CTTCCCCAAAAACATCAAACATAACTTTATCGCCAGTGACAGTAAGATATATTTCTCCAGCTTCTGACTGCTTGAGGTAAATGGCGCATCGTGTAGTATCTTGGAGTAATGGAGCATTCTTAGATAGCTCGACAAGAGTTGATTTAATATCCTCCCAGTTAGCTGGCGCAGACCCCGCTTCCTTCGCTTCTTGTATAAGCGCGGCTATGTCAGGGTCATAGATACTCACTGTGGTCATATCTCCAAATAGGGAGATCTCTATAAATGAGGTATCACAGAAGGACGAGAATGTAGCAGTGATATTGTCTTTTATTGGGTCACTTTCGGGTGTGGCTACAATGGTCTGTTCCGGGGGAGGGCTTTTGCTCACATCTACTGTTGACTCAGCAGTACAAGCGGACAGCGGGATTATTAGCGCCAATCCCCAAGCGGCCATTCTTTTCCATCCCATTTCCCATTCTCCTCTCTATTTTACCGCACTCTGGCGGTTCTTTTACGCTCATGCAAAAGTCCGATAATCCGTGCATTATATCGGAAGGCGATCAAACGCGCACAGAAAATTTACACTTCTTTTTTGGTGATATTCCCATCTTGAAAAATGGAACTAATGTTCTATAATAATAGTCAACAGAAACAAATTTTCCAGCATCGACAAAACCTGACAGAATATAAGGTAAACAGGGCGTATAGTGCAAACAGAGGCTACAAAATGTGCCAAAATTAGAAAAATTACATAGTTCTGATTGGGAGTGGCACAAACTGGGAGGATGGTGCAGAATGACGCCGAAAGAAAAATTGCTAGAGTCGATCGAAAGGCTTATATCCGCAATGGACGAGGAAAAATTAAAAAATGTTTACCAGTTTGTCCTGCACATTTCTAAATAGCACCGATACCATGCCGTCCCCTTATTCGGGGGACGGCTTTTCTTTTTGCATTTCTTCTACAAGCATATTCGCCATATCGGCCAACATTTGCCATTGGTCAACGGATAATCTTGACATAACCGAAATTAGACGGTGCTTAAAGTCTGGCTCACCATTGAGCAGGTCGCCGAAAAATGCGGAAAGCTCCTCGTTCCGACTCCTCTGCAAAAACATTGGTTCCGCCCCGTTCTTTAACCAGTCCTCATTTACGTTGAACTCTCGGCAAATAAGATCCACAAACAGTGGCTTTGGCTCCACCTTGTTAAGTTCTATATTCGTAATTGCTCCCCGCGTAACTCCGAGCCTTTTACCAAATTCTTCTTGCGAAATCCCCAGTGCCAAACGCACAGCTTTAATTCGTTCATTCACATGATCACCCCCTTGCTACATTAGATATTATACTATTCATTTTCTGTATTGTCAATACAAACAAAGTAATATAATTTCAAAAAATGTATTGACAATACGAAAAAATAGGTGTAGAATGTATCCAGAAAACGAATGAGAGGGGTGACAATATGAGCGAAAAAGAGCGCAATATTGCCGAAAGCCTGACGCGTGCTTGTGAACTTCTTCCCGACGGAAAGAAAGAGTATTTGATCGGGTATGCAGAAGGCGTAGCAGCTATGGCGGAGAAGGCCAAGGAGCACACCAATGGAGAAAAAGAAGCCCGCCCCTGACGGGGCGGAGAAGGAGGGAATATAATGATCGAGTCCAAGCATGTAATAATCAATCACCTCAACAGGTGGGTGGAATCATATGACATCGTAAAAGAATGGGATTCCGACGGACATATCATCCGACAGGAAGTGGTTAATTATCGGCGCGAATGGACCTAATCACGAATCCAGCCCCGGAGTCACGAGGGAAAAATAAGCGCCCCGGCCGGTGTGCGACCACCGACCAGGGCATGACACCACGTACCGAAGCTACGAGGTATCGGAGACAGTATATCACATCCTCCGGCCTCTGGCAAGATTGGAGGATTTTTTATGACCAAAGATGGGCAACTCAACGAGAGTAGCACGAAGCGGGAGATTGAGAACCGTTTCGCAAATGCACGCCGCGTCATGGACGACCTATGCCGGGCTTACTATGGGATGACTTGGGATGAGCATGAGCGGCTCCACGGGGAGAAGGGAGGCGAAAACGATGAGGCCAAGAACCAGAGCGCGGCCGCCGATCCCAACGGACGCTGAGATACTAGCGTATGACAATGTTCCAGTGGACGTTGCGGCCCGGTATTTAGACTGGCCGGAACAGACGGTAAGGCTGGCGCTCAGAGAGGGCCGGGCAACCTTCGGGATTGCGGTCAAGGACAAGGCGCTTACATACAAGATCAGCCCCGGCGGGCTGGTTAAGTACAAGCGAGAGGGCGTACCGTGCTTTGACTACGAAACCATCGTACACATGATACGGACTGCGGTGGCGAGCACCATTCAAAGCGAAATGAGCGATTTCAAGACAGAGCTTTTCAACTAATGAAAGAGAGTGAAAATTATGGGAGCACAAACCGAGCGCGACAGGCGCGCAAAGGCGTACAGCTACCGGGCCTACCGCCGCCGGGTACAGCAGGCGCAGGCGGTGGCTCAGCGGGTGCAACTGGCGGTGGTTGCCGGAGCGGCGCTGGTGCTGGCTATTCTGGTGGCGGTTAGCCTATGAAGAAACAACTGATCGTGACCACTGTATACCTATTCTTTTTGTTGGCACTGGTTGCACTAGTTGAAATCGTCTGGAACCAAGAGCCGGAGCAGCCAGTCATTGAAACCCCGGCGGCAACCACCACCCCGGCCCCCACGCCCACCGGCCCGCTCACCATCCAGATCACCGGCCTGGAGGGCGCGGAGAGCATCGACGACGTGTGGGCGGCCATCACTATCCCGGAGCAATAAAAAGCGCCGCTCCCCGGTGTGCGAGACCGAAGAGCGGCAAGGAAAACGATATATACCCTTATTATCAGGGAAAGGAGCTGATTTGTCAATGGGGATTACACAGGAAACGCGCCGCGAGGCGTATCAGGATATCCAGATGGCGGCCAGCAACCGCCGCAGGCTGATCTACACCACCCTGCGGGAGCGGGGGCCGATGACGGCGGAGGAGCTGGCGGACACCCTCGGATTTGTTGACAAGAACGCTGTCCGGCCCCGCCTCACGGAGCTGAAGGCCCTGCGGCTGGTCAGCGTCATTGATAGGCGCAAGGCCAGGAGCGGGAAGAAAACCGCGGTCTGGGCCGCGCTGGAGGAGGGGAAGAAGGCATGATTTGCACAAACCCGTTATGTGACACGCAGGAGAAGGCTCCAACAGGCTATTGCGCCCGGTGTGGGGCTGACCTGTACTCCTATGACACCGGCGCTATCTGTACTGAGTGCCAGGAGGAAATCAAGGCCCCGGAAACGGTTGTGGAGTATGCGGAGGCATGGCCCAGGAAGTGGTTCAAGTTCATGTGGGATATCATCAATGAGGACTACATGAAGCCGGTGCTCCAGCAGTTTAAGGAATACTGCGAGGGCGGCGACGCGGATGGCCCCGACTTTGAAAGCTGGGCGGAAAGCTGATGGCGACCTTACTATTTTTTGACCAGGGGCACAAGTACACCCTGGACGGGGTGGAGCTGCCCAGCGTCACCACGATTACTCGATTTCTTTCCTACGATTACAAGTCCGCTTCCCCCTGGCTGGCGCAGACGGCCGCCCGCCGCGGCTCCGATGTTCACGCCGCCTGCGCCATGCTGGATTATGGAGAGGAGCCGGAGACGGATCCGGAGATTTCCGGGTATCTCAAGGCATATCTCCGATTCCTCATGGATTATCAGCCGGACTGGGAGGGAATTGAGACGCCCCTGTATGACCCAGGCATGCTCTTCGCAGGGACGCCAGATCGCTGGGGGCACATCAACGGTCGCCGCGTCCTGGTGGATATCAAGACCGGCGTCGTTCACCGCCACGCTGTATCCGCGCAGTTGGCCGGATATGAGCTTCTTATCGGCGGATTTGCCCCAGAAGAGACCTACGCCTTGAGACTGGACAAGTCCGGGGTGTACGAACTCATCCCTATCCGGGCGGACGCAGACCTGTTCCTGTGGTGCTTCAACATCCACCGCGCATTGAAGAGGAGGATATGATGAACGAACTCACGTTATATTCCTACGATGCCGCCCCTATGGCGGTCGAGCGAAAGCCCCGCACCGGGGATTATACCATCTCCGTCTTTGGCGGCCCCCCGTCCACACTCCGCCGAGGCGTGGATTTTGGCATGATCCGCCGGAAGGATGGCAGCGCACAGACCAAGCACCCAACTCTATTCAAGTCTGGCGCTGAAAAGGTGGCTGTGGCCTATGGCCTCTGCCAGAGGTACCACTTGGAGAGCAAGGTTGAGGATCACAGCGAAGGCTTCTTCTTTTACTGCGTCCGATGCGATCTGGTGAAGATCGTAGACGGCCAGGAGTACACGATTACATCCAGCTACGGCTCCGCCAATACAAGAGAGGGACGGAACGGCCGCCAGTCCCCTTACGACGGAGCCAACAGCGCCATTAAGATGGCTCAGAAGCGCGCTCTGGTGTCCGCAGCCCTGTCTCTTGGCTGCATGTCGGACAGCTTCACGCAGGACATTGAGAGTGACACAGAGGAGGCCGGCGTCTACTTCAACAACCAGAACCCGGATGCACCCATTACGGCGGCCCAAGTGAAGTTCTTTTACACCGCCGCCGGCCGACATGGCCTGACCAAAGCTGATGCCAAGTCTCTTCTGAGGCGGCATGGCTGCGCCAGCGCCAAGGACATCCGAGCCAAGGATTTTGACGCAATCCTTGCCGACTTGGATGGAGGCGGGAACGGTGAGGTGGAGGGAAACAATGCTCAATAGAATCATTCTCATGGGCCGCCTGACCCGCGATCCCGAGCTGCGCCAGACGCAGAGCGGGGCGTCTGTGGCAAACTTCTCCCTGGCGGTGGATCGGGACTTCAAGGACAAGCAGACCGGGGAGAAAACCACGGACTTCATCGACATCGTGGCTTGGCGCAGCTCCGCCGAATTTGTCTCCCGCTACTTCGCCAAGGGCCGCATGGCCGTGGTGGAGGGCCGGTTGCAGCTCCGGGACTGGACGGACAGAGACGGCAACAAGCGCCGCACCGCCGAAGTACTGGCCGAGCATGTCTACTTCGGCGACTCCAAGCGGGACGCGGAAGGCGGTGCGGAATCCGGCGGAGCCTATACACCGCCCCCGGCGGAACCGGGGTCTGGTGGGGCGGAGTTCGAAGAGCTGACGGATGATGACGGAGAGCTGCCATTTTAATCTACAACGCTTCCAGGCGTATCGGCCATAAGAGCCAGGGCGAACAGGGATAGACGGCGGGGTGTGCCCCGTGCAGTATTCCGACGACCGCCCCCCTTCTGCCCCCCTTCCTCTTTCCCCCACACCCCCTATCTCTATCCCCCTATTATCCCCCCGTTCCTCCTCCTTCTCATGAGAGAATGGCGGTAATTTGGAGGAGAAGAAGGCTTCTATCGGTAGACTTCCGGTAGAAGTACAGGAAGGACGTGATATTTTGACCCGTGAGGACACGGACAAGCTGTTCGAGCTATTTGCTTTCTACCGGCCTAAAGACCCTCGCCTCAGGGACAATGCTTTGCGGGCTGTTTGGGCGCTGACGCTGGCCCCTTACTCTGTGGACGATGTGCGGGAGGCGGTGGTGAGCTATTTTCGGACACAAAAATACTGGCCTGACCCGACCGATATCTCCTCACGATGCCCGCAGCCGGAGACGCCGAAAACACAAAGTTTGCCGACTCCAACCGCCCGTTACAGAGACCCTGCGGTGGAGGCCCTGCGGGAGCGGTGGCAGGAGCTGCGCCGTCAGCGCCGGGCCGCCGGGGTGCCGGACACTTGGGAAGAGGCCCAAAAGGCAGGGCTGACCTGGGCGGCCTGGATGAATATGCTTGACGAAAGGGGTTTTGCCCTGTGAATAAATACGGCAACAAGAAGGCCGTGCGAAACGGCATTATCTTCGACAGCCAGAAGGAGGCCGCACGGTATGACCAGCTCATGCTCCGGCTTTGTGCCGGAGAGATTCGGGATCTGAAGCTCCAGCCGGAGTTCACACTCCAGGAGGCGTTCACGACACCGCTGGGCGAGCGTGTTCGGGCCATCAAGTACCGGGCCGACTTTGCATATGAGCGGCCTACAGAGCCGGATTGCACGGGCGCCGTCCACTGGCTGCCTGTGGTGGAAGATGTGAAGGGCTTCCGAACCAAGGAATATGAGCTAAAGAAAAAGCTCATGGCCGGGCGCGGAATCCATGTGGTGGAGGTGTAGGGCATGGACAAGCACTGTGCTAACTGCATCTACAGGTGCTATATCACCGCCGGGCTGTACTGCTGCGACTACATAGGCTGTACCGGGCATGCACGCTCTTTGATCTGCCCGCCGGGCGCACGCTGCACAGAGAAAAAGACAGTTCAACGCACCCCGCCGAATCCAAACGGGAGGCCAAAGGCTGTATTTGACGAGGCAACATGTATGCAACTGTACCAGAAGGGCATGAGCGATATCAAGATTGGGAAGCACTTTGGCTTATCAAAAAATCCAATCGCCGCATGGAGGGCTCGGAATAACCTGCCATCAAACAGTAGGTCTCCGCAAGCCAGGATGGCATTTCTCAATGGCCGCTGATAAAGGAGGAACCGAACGATGGACGATAAGACGCGCGCCCTGCTGGGCGACCACGAAGCGGCCAAGCGCCTGACGGATGCGGGGGTGCTGCTGCCGTGTCCATTCTGTAAGGGAGAAGTGCGGAGAGTAATTGGTTTTGGTGGCCTGAATTTTTTCAGGTGCAGAAAGTGCGGGGCGGTGGTGAGCTTTGACAACGACTATTTCAATGAGCACCCGAATGAAGCCTGCCTCGCCTGGAACACCCGCGCGCCGATTCTGAGCGCGGAGGAATTGCAGAGATTGGAGGCGCTGAACGATGGTAAGGGCGATTAAACCTTGCCCGTATTGTGGAGGAGAGGCCAAAGTCAGACGGGTTGGACGGTGGAGACTGCGATTCTCCGTTTTTTGCTCCCGCTGCGATAAATCAACTATACCTGGTTCGGCCTGGAAGCTCACAAAACTTGGAGCGATAAGAGAATGGGACAGTAGGTGGTTGCCCTGCGGGAAGGAGAAAACGGATGGGATGGATACGTAGAGAAACCGAAAAGGGTACAACTCAATATATCTGCCCGAATTGCCACGATTACCATGAGTTCCGAGAGGACTTCGGGGAGCAAACGTTCAACGAAAATTTTGTTTTCTGTCGCCGCTGCGGAGCAAGAAACGGAACAGGCACTGCGCCCCCCCCTCACCCCGCCGGAGGTGTCGCCATGAGACACCAATATACCCGCGCAGAGCTGGAATCCATCACCCAGGAGACCGCAATCTACATTGAGGGAGCAGGGATAGCCCAGCTCCAATGGGGCGGCCTGGAGATTGCAGAAGGGTGCAGGGATGGATATCTGTACTGCAAGCACATCAAGCCGTTTGCAATGGAGTTGTATAATAGGTACTGGACGGCCTGGGATGGGCCGCCGGAGGAGGAAATCTGATGGACATTGAGAAGCTGATTGAGCGGTTGCGCACCGACAGCCTATATGCTGATAAGGCGACACTGGAAATCATGGACTTGTGCATGGAGGCAGCTGACGCCCTCTCCACGCTCCAGGCCGAAAACGAGAAGCTGCGGGCCGAGCTAGACGACTTGCGCATACAGTGGGATATGTACGGCGGGGACGTGGGGATTACTGCCGTATACGAGGAGCTGGAGCAGGTGAAACAGGAGAGGGATGCGGCGGTCGGCGACATGGAGGCACTGATGTGGTACAGCGGAGAAGGTTGCCAGATTTGTGCCAATGCCGTTGAGGTACACAAAAGGCCGTATGTCCGATTGGATTGTAAACTGGGGTCGGGGATTGATTGCAAGCCGAAATGGCGCGGCCAGAAGGAGGGCTGACATGAAGCGGCTGACATACTTTGACGGCGGGAAATGGCGGCTCAAAATTGGCGACACAGAGTACAGCGGAGAAGTCGCAGACCGCCTCGCCGCCTATGAGGAGACTGGCTTGGAGCCGGAGGACTTCAAACAAACATTTAGTGAGGATACTATTTTGAAGTTGGCTGGGCAAGCCCTTGGCATAACGCCTGACCGCCTCCGCGAACTCAAGCAGGCCGGCGATGAAGGGCGGTGCATGGTGCTGCCATTCAAGCCTCCGAGATGGGTGTATATGTGCAGTGCGCGATTCCCCAAACCGGCAAAAGCCCATTATGCAAGCGCCATCAATGTGTTACAGGATATGGACAACGGGTGTGTATTTGGGGACACCCCAAAAGAAGCCGAGGCCGCACTACGGAGGGAGCAGGAAAAGGAGAAGGAGGACGAGTATGAGACTAGTTGATGCGGATAATGCACGAGAGTGCTTTGGTGGTGATGGGGTGACTGGAGCCGTCATGCAGCGGATGTTTGATAGCCTGCCCACCATCGACGCTGTGCCTGTGGTAAGGTGCCGGGAGTGCCAGCACTGCAAAGAAACAGTGGATTATAAAGGCCCTGGACTGTTTTGCTCAATCTGGGGTAGAGAATGGCAACGAGTACAACCAGACGATTTCTGCTCCTACGGCCAGAGAAAGGAGGCCGACCATGAGTAGCCTGATATTTATGGACGCTGAGTGCCCCAACTGCGGCGGGAGCTGCGGGAACGGAGGGCGTGGAGATATTTTCTACTGTCCCTCCTGTGGCTGGAAGGGGAAAATAAAGGGCGCCGAAAATGACATGAAATTTATCGAGGAATATATTCGGTTTTGTATGGAACGGGATAGGAGGGCCGCCCATGAAGTTTCGGAATCCTGAGACAGGGGAAGTATTTGAAACTCATTGTGACACGTGTGGGGCAGGAAGCTCTGGCTGTAAGCTGGTTTGGAAAAATGTCTCATGCGGACGACTAAAAGAAAATCCCCACGACGCCGCCCGCCTGATGGGCTACGAGGTGTTGGAGGATACATCAACTGATACATTAACTGGTCGTGGGGATGCATTAACTGAAAATGAGGATACATTAACCAAGGAGACCAACATAGACCATTTTCGTGATCTCACGAAAATGGTACGGAGGACGGCCAACATGGCCAATGCGGTGGAAGGTATGTGCTGCGACTGTGCTTACGGCGGCCCCTGCTGCGCTTGGGACGAAAACGAGGATTGCCAACACAAGAAAGAGAACGGCACTTGCTGGGTGCCATACACAAAGGGGGAGGCCAACCTGGACGAAGCCATCGAAAAGTACCTGAAAATCAAGGAGGAGGACAACAAGTGAATAAACCAAGAATTGCGCAGGTGCTGGGTGTTGAGGTAGGCGAAGAATTTACATACGATTTCGGCGCAAATCAGGTAAATAGAGGCGCCTTCAAGATTGGAGCAGACGGGAAGCGATATTATAAGACGGGAGATCTCTGGAACCCTTGCTACAATGAGGATGATTTGGCTGTAATTATCAACCACCCAGACCGCATCATCCGCAAGTCAAAGCAGGAGCAGGAAGAAAAGAAAGCGGATAAGCCATTGAAGGATTGGACGCTGGGGGACGTAAAAATGGAATGCGCCTCTCATGACGACTGCGAAGGATGCCACTTCCATGGCAGTGCATTTTGCGATCAACGCGGCGTACTTTGCCCTGATGAATGGGACTTGTCCGAAAAGCCCCGCTTCACAAGGCAGGAGGTGGAGAGGGCGAAGGCTATCAAGATGATATATCCCAATGCGTATCGCCTAGAAAGTAGTGATGTGTTTGTGCGAGTATGGGGTAAAGAAGAAATCCTTTTGGCTCACGCAGAGGTTGACCTGTTCCCCTCCCTCTGCCCCGGCCAGCCTGTCGAGCTGGACGAAATCATCGGAGGTGCGAAATGAACGCTGTATTAGCCAACGTCAGGCAACTGGTGGACGTTGAGCTGGCTGCCGCCAATGAGCGGTTTCCGCAGTTCCACAGCCAGCATGAGGGGTGGGCGGTGCTAAAAGAAGAAGCAGAAGAGGCCGAAGAAGAGGTAAGCAAGATGAAACTACTCTTGGAGTGTGCTTGGGGAAATATCACAAGTGACCTTCCGGCCAATGAAGATATTAGATGCTTAAAACAAAACGCCATCAACGCAGCCTGCGAGGCCATTCAGGCTGCGGCCATGTGCCAGAAGTTTTTGGATATGGAGGGCTCCATCCACGACGGGGAGGGCGGACAATGAAGTGCGAGAAATGCGGAAAGGAAATCGGGCATCTGTTGGTTGATACTTTCCTCTATGATGGGAGCGACACCGACATTGAACAGCCCATCATTGAATGTGAACACAACGCCGCCTACATCGAAACTACGCAGAATTGGACAGGATATGATCTGTCAGAGGAAGAAATGCTCGAAACGATAACCTGCCCGCACTGCAAACAGTTCCCATTCAAGAGCAAAGAGATACAGGTCTATGATGTGGTGCGGGTGGTCTGCTTCAAGACGGAGGAGGGCGGACAGCATGAGGAGTGATAGCCCTTGAACGAGTTCCCGGAGAGGCTGAGAAGGTTAAGAGAAGAGAAAAGACCAGTCAAAAGCATGGTGACGGTTTCGGAGCTATGCGGGCTACCGAGTGGTGCGGTAAGAAAGTATGAGCGTGGGGAGGCGCGTCCTAATATGGCGGCCTTGATTGCGTTGGCTGACTACTATGAGGTAAGTTTGGACTACTTAACCGGACGAACAAATTTCAGGTAAAATTTTTTAAATTGTCCTTTTTTGGACAGCAAAGAAAGAATCTTACTTTAAAATGGGAGTGTGGGAGCGTGTGCCCCTGCGCTCCCATTCCCCTTCCTCCTTCACACGGATGGGGTGGCGTCGGTGCATCTGCCGCCACCCCCTCTGTGTGCAATATGCCGCCGGTCGAACAGCCACCCCACGATCCGGGGCTTAGGGGTCGCACCCCTCTGGCGGCGAATGACGGTGGAAAGACACTATACTGGCGAATCGGGGTCGCGTATCTTGCCAGTGAAATCACCAGCGGCCTGCCAGTAGCCATAACTGGCTGACTCCGGGTGGAATGGCAGCCTTTGAGAGTCAAAAACGCGCTATCCCGCTGAAAACTACCTGTTGTGGCGTGACAATCTAAGCGGGAAGCGTACATAAACGGCCAGATAGCTCAATGGCAGAGCGGGCGGCTTTGACCCGCAGGATAGTGGTTCGACTCCACAGCTGGCTACCAGAATTGCGGCGTATCTCTCCGGAGTACGCTTGCCGGGGCGGATGCGTCCAAACCGGCTATATGTTGCCCCGCAGTTGCAGGAGACGGGGGAGGCACCAATGAGAGGAAACGCATGGCGGGATATTCCCCCGCCGCCTCTCCAATCAAATCGAAAGGAGACCTCTCACATGAACGAAATGAAGCTCTTTGAAAACCCTGAATTTGGGGCGATCCGGACGGTTGAAGTAGGCGGAGAGCCCTGGCTGGTGGGTAAAGACGTGGCTCAGGCGCTGGGGTACAGCGACACGTCCGACGCACTAAAGAGGCATGTTGACCCGGAGGATAAGCTGACCCGGCGTTTCGCCGACTCAGGTCAGAGCCGAGAAATGTATATCATCAACGAGAGCGGCCTGTACTCTCTGGTGCTGTCCAGTAAACTACCGGGGGCGAAGAAGTTCCGCCGGTGGGTCACGGCGGAGGTGCTGCCAAGCATCCGCAGACATGGCCTATATGCGGTTGACCAGTTGATCGAAAATCCTGACCTCGCAATCCAGGCGTTTTCTGCTCTAAAGGAGGAGCGGGAGAAGCGAAAAGTTTTGGAGGCGGAGAAGGAGACTAACCGACCGAAGGTGCTGTTTGCGGACTCCGTGGCTGCCTCCAATACATCCATACTGGTTGGAGAGCTGGCAAAGCTCCTCAAACAGAATGGGGTGGACACTGGGCAGAACCGTCTCTTTGACTGGATGCGGAACAACGGATATCTGATCCGCAGAGAGGGCACGGATTACAACATGCCCACACAGCGCTCGATGGAATTGGGCCTGTTTGAAATCAAGGAGACCAGCGTCACCCATGCCGATGGGCACATTACAGTCAACAAGACCCCGAAGGTGACGGGGAAGGGACAGCAGTTTTTTATCAACATGTTTCTAGGTTAACAACCCACACGGGTGTATCGCTTAACAGACTGTGACGGCTGGCCGTATCCGAGCCAGTGCTCGACAGTAGGCGGCGAAAAGCATTTAAAAGCATTTAAAAGCATTTCAAAAGCAAAACGAAAGCAAGGGAGAGAGAAAGAAAAGGTCCCCCTCTTGATGGCCCCCTTTATCCCCCCTCTCCCTTCCCCCCGATCCCCCTATCTCTTACCCCCCTATAATCCCCCCTTAATCTCCCCCGAAAAGAAAGAGAGAGGGCGCGCTCTATCGGTGGCGGTGGGGGGCATTTGTAGACTCTACTTAGGCGAGAGGTGGTGAGTGTGGCATTAACGCCAAAGCAGGAAAGATTTGTGCAGGAGTACCTTGTGGATTTGAATGCCGCACAGGCTGCTCTTCGGGCAGGGTATAAAAACCCTGAAATTGGGCGGCAGCTAATTACGAAAAATAACGTTTCTTCCGCAATTCAGGAAGCAAAGAGAGCCAGAAGTGAACGGACAGAGATTACACAGGACTATGTGCTTGCCAAGCTGAAGGAAATCACAGATAAACCGGCCTCGGATGCGAATGACAGCGATCTGAAGTATTCCAGCAAGATAAAAGCGCTTGAATTACTGGGAAAGCATGTGGGAGCGTTCGATGGAAAGGCGAACGGCGATGGAGATACGGAGGTTAAGGTGGTCATAGATGTCTGAGATTCGTTTATCGTCCGTCCTTGGACCTGCATTCCACCTACTGGCTCGTGACGTATTCCAACACGGACACACACACTATGATTTGTCTGGTGGCCGAGGCTCGCTTAAATCTTCCTGCGTTTCCCTGCTGGTGCCGCTTATCTTGCTGACCAATTCAAACACCCACGCCTTGGTACTTCGCAAAGTGGCGAACACCATCCGGGACAGCGTGTATGCACAATATCTATGGGCAATCGGAGAATTGGGTATGGCGGCGTACTGGGACGCTAAGGTTCAACCTATGGAGCTGATTTATAAGCCGACTGGGCAGAAAATCATGTTCCGGGGCGCTGATGACCCCATGAAAATAAAGTCCATTAAGGTTCCGTTCGGATATATCGCTGTAACACACTTTGAAGAAAAAGATCAGTTTTCCGGTCGGGCGGAGATTAGAACCATTTTACAATCTACCATGCGCGGCGGGTCGAAGTTCTGGAACTTTGAGAGCTACAATCCACCCATCAGCCGGGACAACTGGGCCAACAAAGACAGCTTGGAAGAAAGAGCGGACAGGCTGTGCCATAAGAGCACATACTTGGAGGCCCCGCCGGAGTGGTTGGGGGCACAGTTCCTGGCAGAAGCTGAACACTTGAAGACCACGGACGAGAGGGCCTATCGCCATGAATACTTGGGCGAAGCGGTCGGCACCGGCGGAAACGTATTTGAGAATCTGGAGTTGAGGGAAATCACGGAAGAAGAGTTCGTTTCCTTTGACCGTATCTATCAAGGTGTTGACTGGGGCTGGTTCCCTGACCCATTTGCCTTTATCCGCCTCCACTATGACCGGGCTAGAGAGACAATATACCTAATTGACGAGATATACCAAAATAAGCTGACCAACGAGGCGAGCGCGAAGTTGATTCTTTCCAAAGGTTACAAGGATGCTTACATTACCTGCGACAGCGCCGAGCCGAAGTCAGCGGCGGACTACCGGGCAATGGGGCTTCCGGCCAAGGAAGCAATCAAAGGCCCTGGAAGCGTGGAATATGGCATGAAGTGGCTCCAGCGGAGGAAGATTGTTATTGACCGCCGGAGGACACCAAACGCATATAACGAGTTTGTGAATTATGAGTATGAGCGAAATAAGGATGGGGAGATCATCAGCGGGTATCCTGACGAGAATAACCACCTTATTGACGCCACAAGATATGCTCTCGAGCGTGTATTTAGGAGAATGGGGATGACTGCATGAACCTTGAACAAGCGATGAACTATCTTGTTTTTTATAATGGATATGAAGAAATCGTTCATTCATTGCTAGAGCATATATCTATGTTTTCTGAAGGAGGGACGATTCTACCCCCTAAAAGTCTTAAATATGGGGATGAAAGCGAAACTGTTGAAGCTATCCTATGGTTTACCCTTGTCTGTATGTTCGGGGATTATGGGACATCTCCGCGGTTTGGATGGATTGACAAAAAGAAAGAAGCAATTGCGTTTCTAAACAGCCTGCTTTCGGATGAGGTGCCCGAATGAACATTACCGAAAAACTAAAACATCTCGGTTACTCCACCGTTCCAGAGGAGTTTTACCGCAAAGTGCAGGAGTGGAAATCTTGGTATGTGGGCGACGTGAAGGGCTTCCACAGGTACAAGGTCAGAAACGGCACGAGCATGGTCAAATGCAAGCGCTTCACGCTTAACATGGGCAAGAAGATCCCGGAAGATTGGGCAAACCTTCTGATGAACGAGAAGGTGGAGATTACCATTGAGGGCCAGAGGGAACAGGAATTTGTTGACCATGTGCTCAAAGAAAACAACTTTCTGGTCAAGTCAAATGAAATGCAGGAGAAAGCATTCGCGCTCGGGACGGTGGCGTTTATTCCCCGTGTAGTGGGAATGAAGGCCACGGAAGAAGGCCCTGTACCTGGTAGTGCTGACGGCATTGTGATGGATTATGTGACCGTGGAGCATATCTGGCCGCTAGCATGGCAGAACGGAATCATTACGGAGTGCGCCTTTGACAGCATCGTGACCGTCAACGGGGAGGATTATTGTTATCTCCAAATTCATCACAAGGTAGATGGCTTATACGACATTGAGAATCGCATCTATCATTACCGCAATAACAATGTGGATGCAGAACTGGCCTTATCCGACGTCAAGGGATTTGAGTTAGTCCCTCCCGTGGTACATACCGGATCAGATCAGAGGCAGTTTGTTATTGATCGGCCTAATATAGCCAACAATTTTGACAATTCCCCGCTTGGAATTTCTGTCTATGCAAATGCCATCGATGTCCTTAAGGGCGTAGATGTGGCCTATGACAGCTATGTAAATGAGTTTGTCCTTGGGAAAAAGCGCATCATGGTCAAGCCGTCTGCAACCAAAGACCTCGACGGAGAGCCATTTTTTGACCCGGACGACTTGGCTTACTATGTACTCCCGGAGGATGTAAGCGACGGTGTGGTCATCACGCCCATCGACATGACACTCCGTACCCAGGAGCACAACACGGGCATCCAAGACCAACTGAATCTACTGTCCAGCAAGTGTGGCTTTGGAGAAAACCATTACCGCTTCGACCAGGGGAGCATTACCACAGCCACCCAGGTCATCAGTGAAAACAGCACAATGTTCCGTACCATCAAGAAGCATGAAATCATTTTGGAACAGGCCATTACAGAGCTGTGTCATATCATTCTTCGGCTCGGTAATGCAGCCATGAACGCCGGGTTGGACGAAGAAGCTAAAGTGACTATTGATTTTGATGATTCCATCATTGAGGACAAGACCACGGAACGAAATAATGACCGGCAGGACCTTGCGGCAGGCATTATGAACGACTGGGAGTACCGCATGAAGTGGTACAACGAGGACGAGGCCACGGCAAAGAAGATGCTGCCGAATATGGAGAATATGACGGACGAGGAGGAAGAAGAGATTGAATGAGGTATCCATTCACTCCAGAGCTTCTCGATGCCCTACCAGAAGAGCTGGCCGAACTGTACCGCAGTCTGGAAGCGACACTTCTTGAAGAGATATGTTCCCGCCTGAAAATTTCTGGTGAACTGAACGAGGTAACGGTGCAGGACATCCGGGCACTCCGCTCACACGGCATCGACCTGAAGGACATAGAAAAGGCCATCCAGCGCACCGCCAACATCAGCCAACGGGGCTTGAAAAAGCTTCTGGACGACGTTGTGGAGCGCAATCAGCAGTATTACCGGGATGTCATGGACCTTGCAGGTGTGACGGCCACGGAGACGCTGGTGAGCATTGAGGATATCTGGGCTATCTACGAGCAGACGCGGCAGACCTTCCGCAATCTGACCCGCTCTATGGGCTTCCTGGTTGACAACGGGCGAACGATGCTGGCTCCGGCGAGAGCCTACCAATGGGCGCTGGACAATGCCGAGATGCAGATCACAAGCGGGGCCATTTCTTACAATCAGGCCATCAAAAGCTCCGTCAAACAGCTTGCGGACAGCGGTATCAAGGTTGTGGATTACGAGAGCGGCCACCGTGACCATATCGACGTGGCAGCCCGCCGGGCGGTGATGACGGGGGTGTCTCAGCTTTGTGCCAAGTACACGGAGCAGAGTGCAGAGTATTTGGAAACTCCTTATTTTGAAGTGTCCGCCCACATCGGGGCACGAGATAAGGGTGTCGGCTGGCAAAACCACAAGGCATGGCAGGGCCGGGTGTACTCCGTAAGGACCGTAGACAAGTATCCGAGCATTTATGAGGTGTGCGGGCTTGGCTATGTGGACGGCTTGGAGGGTGCAAACTGCCGACATATCAGGACTGCCTTTGTGGATGGTGTGATGGAGCGAACATATACCGACGAAGAACTTGCTCACATAGACGATGGGCACGACGTGGATTTTGAGGGAAAGCACTACACAGCTTATGAGGCCACACAGAAACAGCGGAAGGTCGAGCGAACTATCCGCAAGCTGAAGCGAGAACAGACCGCATACAAGGCCGCAGGACTGACGGAGAACTACCAGGCGGTGACTACCCGTATCCGGAGACTGAATCAGGAATACAAGGCGTTCAGCGAGGCGGCGGGGCTACCGTTACAAAGAGAAAGAATGCAGGTTCAATATCCGGAAGAGCTAACCAGCATAAAACAATTTTCCGGGCTGGAATCATATCAAGGGAACATAAAAATTGTCGGTAAATTCTCTTCCAGACAATATCAGGTGCAGCTTGACCCGCCGCAGATTAGCGGCGTGACAGACCACTTTGCAAATAACCTTACGATGAAACCGGATAGATCTGCATTGACGATTGAAGCGTCGCAGAGTATCATAAATAACAGCAGGTTAGTTTTGTATCAGACTGACCGGAATACATTGAAATTCTTGGCAGATAGCGGTTATGTAGTTTTAAGCGTTGACGGGAAGATTGTAACAGCGGTCCCGGAAAAGCTGAGAAAGAAGTATCGGGACTATTTGGAGGGGAAATGATATGGCGAAAAATCACAATGATAAATGCGTTTGCCCTCTTTTTGGGCGAGAAATCCTATATGGAGAGTGCTATGAGGTCCAAGAAGTTCGGGAGGACGAGATGGACATGGAGCTTGCAATAGAGCCGTTTGACGTAGATAAAGCAAATGAAGTCTGCGAGAAGTGCAAGTGGTATGTTGTGGAGGGCAGCGCGTGATAAAAGAAATTAACGGGAAAACATGGTATTGCTGCCCGTACTGCGGGAAAGCTCTTTTCCCGGTTCGACCGGATACCAAAGTAGAGCACATGCCGTTTCGATGCAAGGCATGTAAGCACGACATGGAAGTAAATATCGCATAGAGCCAAGAGCCTGTGAGCCAAGAGCCATCAGTTTCCGAGGATTCCTCGGTGGTTGATGGCTCTTTTTGTTTTGCCGAGAGGCGTAAAACCGCAGGGCGACGGCCCTGACAATAAACGGAGGTAACTACTATGAGCGAACCTATCAATAATCCTACCCAGGCCCCTGCGCCGGAGCCCGCCCCTGCGAAGACCTTCACGCAGGAGGAAGTGGATGCCATGATCGGCAAGCGGCTTGCGAAAGCCATGAAGGGTATGCCCAGCGAAGAAGAGCTGACCGCCTACCGCACCTGGAAGGACGGGCAGGCCGGAGAGAAAGAACGCTGGGACAAGCTGACTGGCGAGAGGGATACTCTCTCCGGAAAGCTGACAACCGCAGAAGCGGAGAGAGACCAGTTGAAGCGTGAGTTGTATGTCCTGAAAAAGGGCTTGACCGGCGAGGAGGCGGAGTTCATCGCTTTCAAGGCAGGGAAGATGGTGGACGACAAGACCACCTTTGAGCAGGCCGTGGACGCGCTTACCGCCGACCGCAAGAAGACTTCTTTTGACTGGACTGCTCCAGTGGGCGGAGGGAAGACAAAAACAGGAGAAAACGATGTAATGAACGCCCTGATCCGGGGCGCACTGAAATGAAAGGAGAACATAAATGGCAGTTGACATTATCGATAGAAGCAAACTTTCTGGGCTTATCCCTGAGCCCGTAACCCGTGAAATTATCCAGGGGGCCGTAACGGAGTCCGCTGTGCTGCGGATGGCCCGTCGGCTGCCCAACATGACCAGTAAGACACAGACCCTCAATGTTCTGGACGCACTGCCCACCGCCTACTTCGTCAATGGTGAGCCAACCACCGGAGCGTCCGACTCCAAGGCTTCGCTGAAAAAGACCACAAACATGGCTTGGGACAAGAAAAAAATTTACGCTGAGGAAATCGCGGTTATCGTCCCCATTCCAGAAGCGGTGTTGGATGATAGCGATTACGATATCTGGGGCGAGGTTCGGCCTAGACTCCAGGAGGCATTCGGAAAGGTCATCGACGCCGCTATTCTGTACGGCACGGACAAGCCGACTTCTTGGCGTGATGGCCTTGTCCCTTCTGCCACTACCGCAAGCGCTGTTGTGACCGCTACCAGCGACATTTTCAAGGACATCATGGGCGAGGGCGGCGTGATTGCCAAAGTGGAGGAGAGCGGCTATATCCCCAACGGCGTAATGGCGGCTATCCAGATGCGCGCCAAGCTGCGCGGCCTTGTGGATAAGAACGGTCAGCCCATTTTCAAGACCGATATGCAGGGGGATACCCGCTACGCGCTGGACGGCATGAGCATGTACTTCCCCGTGAACGGTGCTTACGACCCGGAGGAATCCCTAGCTATCGTGGGCGACTGGAGCCAACTGGTCTACGCCATTCGGCAGGATATGACCTTCAAGATTTTCGACAGCGGCGTGGTACAAGATCCCACCACTGGCAATATCCTTTATAACCTGATGCAGAACGACATGGTGGCCCTCCGCGCCGTCATGCGGCTGGGCTGGGAGATTCCAAATCCCATCAACGCCTTCAACGTCGGCAATGAGAACGCCTTCCCTTTTGCTGTTTACGCACCGGCGGGGGGTTAATAGGGTCTGACACTTTAACGCTATTCCCCAGCGGTCAGACCCTATTGGGGAAACAGGTTTCCGAGCTTGTGGGTGATGACCTGAAGGTCTATGCGAACGGCGCTGTAACGGGCACATTTCATTATGTGACCAACTACACCGAGTTCAGCAGCGCCCCGGACGAGCAGAGCGGGTATTATTTCCCGTTTCACCTGACAAAGACCGGAACACAGATGACCTTCAAGAAAAATGGCTCTCCCACAAAGGAAAACATCCTGTTTGACGCGGACATTGTCTTCCAGGTGACCAAGGATGACACCTTCGAGGTGCTTGTTGATGATTCCAGCGTAGCGAAATTTAGTTTCACTGGGGCGACGTTTGAGCCGCAGGCTAAGACGAAAGCCCGTGCGAAGAAGTAAGGAGGCGGCCTGATGGCTTACGCAGATTATGAGTATTACACTGCTGCGTATCTAGGCAAGACTATCCAAAAGGCTGACTTCCCTCGTCTGTCCCTGCGTGCAAGTTATTTCTTGGATTACTACACGCAGGGGCGGGCGGCCTCAAACAGCGAGTTGGATGCACTGAAAATGGCCTGTTGCGCCGTGGCAGAACAGTACCAGAGCATCGACCTTGCCCAGCAAGCGGCCCTGAATGCTCTTAAAAACTCCGCAAATGCTGGAGAGGCCGGAGAGTTGCAAAGCCAGAGTGTGGGTAGCTGGTCCAAAGCTTACCGAAGCGGCGGTGAAAGTGCCCAGCAGGCCACGGCAGTGGCTCAGTCGGCACAAACACATCTTGCATCTGTTGCAGCGCAGTATTTAGCCGGTACGGGCCTTCTATACCGTGGAAGGGGGTGCGGCTATGGACATGTTCCCCCATGTTGTGACGGTCTATAACACCTACGTTGAGACGGACCATTCCACCTTTGAGGAGACCACAGTGAACCACATCACTGTCCTACGGGGAGTCCTCCTGGATGCCTCTAAGGGTTCCAATGTAACCAAGAGCGGGCTGGAAAGCGCGGATGCAGTCAACCTGTACATTCCATTTTCGGTTGAGGCGTTGGACGGTGTGACAGGCATCCAAAGAAGGTATGTCGGGCCAGTCGAGTTCTGGAAAGCAGATGATAAAAGCGACCTATGGACGCTCTCTGTGGCCCGTGATAGTTTTTTCATCAAGGGTGAGGCTATACACCCGGAATGGACGGTAGAGACCATAGAGGCCGACTACGACGGTGTGTACGATATTACTAAAGTCGATGAAAAGGACTTCGGCGGTGAAATGGCTCACTGGGAAGTTGGTGGGGTTTAATGCTGAAATTCAGTTTCCGCGCCGAAGGGCTGGAAGCAATCAGGGACAAGTTGGATGAGGAGTGCACCAAAGCGGAGCATACTGTGGCACTCCAGGTGCGGAAGGACACATCACCATATGTTCCGATGCTTACCGGATCATTGGACAAACGGACGCGGGTAGATGGTTCAGAAGTGATTTACCCAGGCCCATATGCACGCTACTTATATTTTGGAAAACTAATGGTAGACCCGGCTACAGGTAGCAGTTATGCATCAAAGGGCACAACAAAGGTCTTGACTGACAAAAACCTTGTATTTAATACAGCATCACATGCGCAGGCACAATCCCATTGGTTCGAAGCCAGCAAGGCCGAGAATTTGGACAACTGGATTCGGACGGCGGATAAGGCGGTGAAACGTGAACTCTGAGAAAAAAGAGAAACCCCGCATGCTGGCGGCGACAGAAGAAGTGGATAAAATCTCCCGCTCCATGCTGGTGTGGGCCAATACCTTCCCGGAAAAGCCGGTGGACATCATTAAATATGAGTTTCTGTCCGCTGACCAGGGAGACGAGACCGGTATGGCATTGTCTACCATCCAGGGGACCTATATCACAAAGCGGTTCATCCTGGGCGGCTATCAGGCGGAGTACCAATTCAAACTAATTTATCGTATTAAGCCTGGGCGCAGCAACGACAAGCGCCTGGAGGCTGACGAGCTACTGAACCACTTCGGTGACTGGGCAAGAAAAAATCTTCCTGATTTGGGAGACGAGATTCGGGCGCTCCGAGTTGAGCCCACCACACAATCCTCTAAATTTGCCGCTTATGAGGACGGTTATGAAGACTACCAGATTTTGATGAAACTGACATATGAAGTTGGCGTTTGAAAGGAGAAAAACAATGCCTGAGTCTGATTTGACTTTTAATACTACGCCGGGCCAGACCGTAGGCCGTGAAATGTTAATTGCTTACCTAAACACTGGAGAGAGCTCTACGCCTACTTGGTCTCCAATCGGTAAGCGTGTAGAGGACAGTTCAGCCGAATACGACTGGCAAACAGAAACCAAAGTTGATATTTTTGGAAATACCTATACCAACGGGAAGAAACCAACCATTACACAAACCTTTGACCCATGTGAGTTGGATGCAGATGACGCAGCACAGGAAAAAATCTGGAACCTTGCTATCAAAGATCAGAACGTGAACGCTTTGATGAATCAAGATATGCTTATTGTCCATCTGTATGCGGGGACGGCCGGAACAGCGGTATTTGCTGAAAGATACTCCTCATGCTCTATTTTGCCGTCCGGGCTCGGTGGTGAAGGCGGTGGCACAATTGGGATGCCAATTGATGTTACATATGGCGGCACTAGAACTGTTGGTACAGCATCGATTAGTGATGGAACTGTGAAATTCACACCGGGAACCGTGGAGGTTTAACTTATGAAGGAACTGAATTTTGACTCCGGCCTTGTTACATATTCTTTGAATGGCAAGTGCGAGGTGTCGTTCAACCCCACTGACAGCAACTTCGTTGAGCGGCTGTACTCCGCTTTTGAGGATCTGGACAAGAAGCAGGAGAGCTACAAAGCACAGATCGAGAAGATGGTGGACAAGAAGGAAATCTTCGAGTTTGCCAAAGAGCGGGACGCTGAAATGCGCGGCATTATTGACGGCGTGTTCGAGGCCCCTGTGAGCGAGTCTGTCTTCGGCGGCATGAATGTCTATGCCATTGCCAACGGCCTCCCTGTCTGGTGCAACTTGATGATGGCGGTCATGGATGAGATTGATACCACTTTCACCAGAGAGCAGAAGCTTACTAACCCGCGCATCAGCAAGTACACAGCGAAATACCAGAAGTATCAGAAGAAGTAATCAAAGGAGCACGCCATGAGCTATGGACTTCCAAAAAGCGTGGAGATAGACGGGCAGGAGTTTGCTATCCGCTATGATTATCGGGTTATCCTAGACATTTTCGAGGCCATGAACGACCCCGATTCCAGCGAGGAAGACCGGGCCCTTGACGTGCTCCAAATCTTCTATGTGGATTTTGACGAGCTGACCGACTATGACGCGGCCATGAAAGAGGTTTTTCGATTCATCAACGGCGGCGAGGAGCCACGGGAGCAGAAAGGCCCCCACCTTGTGGACTGGCCTATGGACTTCCCCCGCATCATTGCCCCTATCAACCGTGTGCTGGGCTATGAAGCCCGCGCTGTGGACTACGACATCGAAACCAACACAGGCGGCATCCACTGGTGGACTATCCTCGCGGCCTATGCGGAAATAGGGGACTGCCTCTTTGCCCAGATCGTCCGCATCCGCGACAAGAAGGCAAAGGGCAAGCCGCTGGACAAGTCTGACAGGGAGTTCTACCGAAAGAACCGTGACATCATCGACATCAAGCAGACCTACAGTGAGGCGGAGAATGATCTTGTAAAGATTTGGACAGGGGGATAACCTCCGGTTAACTGCACCTTGAAAACTTCATATTGAGATAGCGGAAATATTTTTGGAAAACCTCTTGACTTTCTGTGTACACGCTATATAATAAATGTGTACACAGAAAGAAGGTGATAAAATGTCGCCCCGTACAGGCAGACCAAAGGCCGAAAACCCGAAAGATATACAGTTAAAAATCAGAGCCGACAAACAAACGATTGAAGACTTAGATTTTTGCTGTGAGAAGTTGGACAAAACAAGAAGTGATATTATCCGGCTTGGTATCCAAAAGGTTAGGTCTGAGGTAGAAAAATAGAGTGCTGGCGGGCCTAGCAAGCAACACCAACACTCTACATCACCAGAGGTCTCCCACTGGATAAATCCATTCTATCACAGTGGGAGCCTCTAATCAATATGAAAAGAGGTTTTCCATATGAACGAGAAAAACACTCTTCAAGAATTGCTTAACCAGTTGACTAACAACGAGCATTGGGTCAAGCGTATTGCCGCCGCCTATCTGGGTGTAAGGGCCGAACAGGTGGTTATCGCGGTGAAAGGCGGTGATGCGGAATGAGGCCAGAAATGATTCAGTTGCGTGATTCGGTGGAAGAATCAGCAAACGACCTAAACCAGATTTGCAGTACAATGGAAATCCTGCTTGCCAGTATGTACGAGTCCAGCGAGGAAGCGAATCCAGTGAGGGAGGCTATGGCGCTCCTTTGGAAAAACACCATTGAAGTGCGTGACCGTTTGCTTGGGAGCTGCATAGATTCTGGATTCAGTTGGAAGGAGACGACCGCATGAACGAACTTAAAGTTTTTAATTTCCACGACATAGATGTAGTTGATAGTCGGGACGTGGCTGAAATGGTTGGAAGAAATCATAACGAGCTTTTGAAAAGTATTCGGACCTACCAGCAGTATTTAGCCGAGGGGAACTTCGCCCACGGCTCTTTCTTCATTGAAAGCAGCTACATGGATGGAAACAACCAAGAACGGCCCAGCTATTTAATCACCAAAAAGGGCTGTGACATGATTGCAAACAAAATGCAAGGCAAAAAAGGCGTACTGTTTACAGCGGCCTACGTCACGGCCTTTGAGAAGATGAACGAGCAGTTAAAATCACCCGCCCGCATTGCCCCGGAGGTATCTCCCAACGCCATTGCAAACCTGATCCGAATTACCCGTCGAGTGATGCTGGACATGGGCAGTACGCCCCAGGAGGTGGGCGCTATGACAAGAGACGTATTCGCAACCTGGAACATCCCGGTCCCGGTTTCCTTTAACCGTCAAATCACTGGGCAGATGTGCTTGCCTGGGATGGATGGAACAAAAGAACTGACGGCATAAAAAAGCCCCCGCTATCTCGATATGAGGTAGCGGGGGCTCTTATAACTAATTAATATCTTCCCTGTGAATTGTAAAGTGCTGTTTGCTGTCTCTGGCACTTCCAAGATCGATATAAGATGTTTGAAATTCCTCCCAATCGTCTGGAAGTTCCCATACAACATGCCCGACAATTTCCATACCAGGAGAAACAGCACCAACAAATACCACCGCATCATCTACGGTGCCAACAACGACCTTCGGCAACACCTTTCGCCCATCGGCGTAAGCATTAAAGCCAATGTTTGCTACATTTTGAACATTTTCCGTTGTGTTCTTTGCAGAAAAGATTACACACAATAGCCCCTTTCCTGAATCTTCCGGCTCTATTGTGCCGAGCGATGTTTCAAGAGCGGTTGTCCATTTTATATCCACAATCGACAGGTCAAATCGGTCTGCATTTAGCGTTCCATCAATGCCGACACTGTTTTCATCTATTTTCTCGGATGGTTCTGGCTGCTGTGTCTGCTGGTTGACAAGTTCGTTTTGCGCTGGCCCATTGGAACCGGAATTTGATGGTTTAGCAGAACGTCCGCCAAAGGTAACGGCAACAGCCGCAAGAACAGCGGCAATAATTACAACGGCGAATAGAACATTGTTTTTAACACGTCTATTCCGGTTTGTTGGGTTGTTTTCTGTATCAAATACGGCTGCCTGCGGCGTATTTGTTGCGTATTCACTCTCAACTACGAGGTGTGATCCAGATATTGCTGTGTTTACAACTTTTGCAGTGTCATCCGGCGATACGAGGATTGAAATTGAGCAGTCGATTTTACGCCCCTTTTGGAACGAAAGCGTATGTGGTCCGTCTTGAGCGTATGCAGAAACGGTTGCGCCGTTTCTTAAAATACCAACCACTTTATCATCCAAAAGCACCGTGAAGTCGACAGCGCATCCCCACGGCGATTTTTCTCTTGTAATAATGATTTCCTTGTACCCTTCCAATGTAAATCTCTCCTATCAAGGTGGTGTTTAATGTGGCCGCTGACGGCTCCATCGTCATTGAAACCAATATTGACAATAAGAAAGCACAAAAAGAGCTGAATCAGCTTGCTAAGAAAATCCAATCGCTCGAAGATCAACTTACGTCCAAAAAGCAGGGAAGGTTTCCTTTAGTAGAAAACCTCAACGTTGTAAATGCGGAGTTGGAGGAGGCCAGGAAGCAGTTATCCATGCTCCAGGACGAACAGAATGCTATCAATGCCGCCATGAAACCTGGTTCGTCCGCTGATGACTATATGCGTGCCTATTCTGACAGGCCTATGGTCGATTCCAAATTGAAAAAGCAACAAGAAAAGGTTGACGCAATTGAGAAAGAGTGGAGGCAGGCTGAAAAAGCGCTTTCAGATTATGATTCCAAAATTTCTGGATTAGAAGGAAAGTTGAACCTGGCAAAAGAGGAAGCCGGAGGGCTCCAGCAGAACATGGCAAAGTCCGGCCCTGCCGCCGCCAAAATGGCAAAATCAGTAGATAGAGCGCAAAAGAGCGCAAGCAAATTTTCCTCTCGCATGCGTGAAGTTATCAGAAGTGCGCTTGTATTCACGGTCATTACACAAGGTCTTGCGAAGTTCCGTGAATGGATGGGGAAAGTCATCAAAACAAATGACGAGGCTAGAGCATCTATTGCACGCCTAAAAGGGGCTCTCCTGACACTCGCCCAACCAATGATTGAGGTCATTATACCAGCATTTACAAGTTTTGTCGATATGTTGGCCCGTATAATTTCAATGGCCGCCCGGATTACTGCTGCGCTTTTTGGTACAACAGCAGAGAAAGCTGCGGACTCCGCTGAAAATCTGTATGAGGAAACAGAAGCACTTGAAAAAACGGGTGAGGCGGCTGAGGAGGCCGGGAAATCGCTCGCTTCTTTTGATGAAATCAACCAGCTTTCAGGGAGCAGCAATAAAAGCGAAAATCAGGCACAACAGGACCAATCAATCGAGCCAGATTTCTCTATTGTAAAAACCAGTATTCAGGATGCCCTTTCGGCCATCCTTGAGCTACTTACTGGTGCTGCCCTCCTTGCAATTGGTGCAATTCTTGTATTTACAGGAGCAAGTATCCCGGTCGGACTCGCCTTGATGGTAGCTGGTGCGCTTGCTATTGTGGATGCTGTTACATCGAATCCAGAAGCTATAAAGGCGTTATTACAAGGAGGGCTTGGTGAGGCCCTTTCTATTATCGGGCCTCTGGTTGCCGTGATTGGCGTTCTTTTGGTTATTACGGGACATATTCTTATTGGCATTTCGTTAATCATTATGGGCGCAGCAATTTGGGCTACGGGGGCGGCATCTGGAGACGAAGGAGACTTTATCCAAAATATTTTAACAAGACTTTCGGAGGCGGCCGCAGTCATTGGTCCCCTGATTGCCGTTTTAGGTGTTTTTCTTGTCATCACTGGACACATCCTACTTGGTGTGGCGTTTATTATCGCTGGAGCAGCCCTTTGGGCCGTGGGTAAAGCCGCAGGCGATGAGGGGGATTTTGTTGAAAACATAAAAACAAGACTTTCGGAGGCGGCTGTAGTAGTTGGCCCCCTGATCGCGGTTCTTGGTGTTCTCCTTGTAATCATGGGGAATATCTTAATGGGTATTTCCTTCATTATTGCAGGTGCGGCGATTTGGGCCGTGGGTAAAGCCGCAGGCGATGAGGGGGATTTTATACAAAATATCCTAACGAGATTGCAAGAGGCCGCAGAAGTTATTGGCCCATGGATTGCCATAATTGGCATAGTGCTCTTGGTTGCAGGTCAAATTGCCCTAGGAATCGGTTTAATTGTTCTTGGTATTGCGATCTTTGCATTTAGCAAGATGGAAATGGATGGCGGCGAATCGCTAATTGATACTATCGTTTTTGCACTGTCCGCGGCAATGGTAGAGATATCGCCGTACATTGCAATAATTGGCCTCGTTTTGATTCTGGTTCCAGGTATGCAGGGGATCGGCATTGCCTTGCTAGTTGCTGGAATTGGGTTGTTTATTGCTGGTACGGCATTAGCTGCATCCAATAGCACTGAAATGAAAAGTTGGGTTGAAGTGTTGCAGCTTGATCAGGTATCTCAGTGGGTATCTACGGCGCTCCTGCTCGCTGGTATTGCATTAGTGGCAATCGGAGCAATGACGCTTAATCCGTTTTTCTTGCTGGCTGGAATAGCCCTTTTAGGCGGTGGCGTTGCGCTCAAAGCATTAAACAGTAGCGGAAAAACAAGTAGCGGTTCCTTTTCAGCCAGATCCGGCTCAGGCCGAATGTCAGTACCAAGGCTTTCAATTGATGACGTTCCTGCCCTTGCAAAAGGCGCGGTCATACCGCCTA